CAGTATCGTGGTAGAAATTGGAATGGAGAGATTCATCTCTTTGATATGCGTTCCAAGCAAATCTATGTCGGTCTGTTAGATAAACTTGTCAATTTCTGCAAGCAATACGGATATACTTATAAGTTTGAAGATAATAAATTTTATGGCACTCCGTATGAGGAGAATGATGAAATTTCATTTGAGGGTGTCAAGGATTACATGCATTCCATTTGTGCTCATACTCCCAGGAAGTATCAAATTGAGGGAGTATACGGTGCCCTAAAACATAATAGAAAACTATTGATATCGCCCACTGCTTCTGGCAAATCTTTGATGATTTACTCTCTTGTAAGATACTACGAGAACCAAGGGCAAAAAATTCTTTTAGTTGTTCCAACGACAAGTCTTGTAGAGCAGATGTACAAGGACTTCCTTGATTATGGTTGGGATGCTGATTCATATTGTCACCGAATCTATTCTGGTAGAGAGAAGCATAGTGATGCTCCTGTAACAATTACTACCTGGCAATCTATCTATAAGTTAGAACGATCGTGGTTTGAGGATTATAATGTTGTGATTGGTGATGAGGCACACTTGTTTAAGAGTAAGTCTCTCATTGCGATTATGACCAAGTTACATCATGCAAAATATAGATTTGGATTTACAGGAACATTAGACGGCACACAGACGCATAAGTGGGTCTTAGAAGGAGTCTTTGGTCCTTCTTATAAAGTAACCAGAACTGATGAGTTGATGAGACAAGGACATCTATCACAGTTAGATATTCAGTGTCTTGTTCTTAAACATCCTCCACGTAAGTTTGATGTGTTTGAGGATGAAATACAATATCTTATTACTCATCAACAAAGAAATAGTTTCATTACTAATCTTGCATTAGATATGAAAGGTAATACTCTTGTGTTATTTGCAAGAGTAGAAGCACATGGACAGATACTTTTTGATAAGATAAATAATCAAAAGAAAGATAACCAAAAAGTATTTTTTGTCCATGGTGGAGTTGATACTGAAGAAAGAGAATTAGTTAGAGAAATAACTGAGAGAGAAAACAACGCAATCATTGTTGCCTCTTATGGAACTTTTTCTACAGGTATCAATATTAAAAATCTCCATAATGTTATCTTCGCCTCACCTAGTAAATCAAGAATCCGAAATCTTCAAAGCATTGGACGAATTCTTAGAAAAGGAAAGGACAAAGTAAAAGCAACTTTATATGATATTGCTGACGACTGTTCAACTACTACAAGAAGAAACTATACACTTAATCATTTTATAGAACGAATTAAAATTTACAATGAAGAAAAATTCAATTATGAATTTATTACAATTCAACTCAAAGGGGGAATATAGATGGGTATTGAAGAAGATTTTTACGCAACAGTAAAACTTAGAAGTGGTGAAGAAATATTTGCCAAAGTAGCAGCTTCTGAAGAAGAAGATAGGACTATGTTAATTATTACTAATCCTATTATGGTTAAAGAAATTAAATCTAAAATGGATAATGTAGTTGGTTATAAGATAGAACCATGGTTAAAGACTACATCTGAAGATATGTTTGTAATTAAATTAGATGATGTTCTTACTATGTCTGAATCATCTGATATTGAAATTATTATGATGTATCAAGATTACGTTAGGAATGGTGATAGAAAATCAGACTCTAAAGGATCTTCTAAAATAGACAGAGAGATGGGATATCTTTCTAGTGTAAGAGATGCAAAAGAAATCCTGGAGAAAATCTATAAGAGTTCTAATAAAGAATCTAAGTAATCTATAGCTGTCTCTTCAAACCCAACAAAGGTATTCTACACATGATTTAGATACTTGTCAAGTGTTTGTATTGATGATATAATATATACATATTATGATGAAAACTTATGGTAGGCACTACGATGGCCAAGAGGAAAAGGTCAGAGCATTACGTTAACAATAAAGAATTCCTTGCGGCACTTACTGAGTATCGTAGTGAAGTCGAAAGGACCTTCCTCGCTAAGTACGGAAGAGAACCTACGAAGCAAGACAGAGCAACACGATGGGATACCAAACCTCCTATTCCACGCTACATTGGAGAGTGTTTTCTAAAGATTGCAAATCACCTTTCTTTTAAACCAAACTTTGTGAACTATATGTTCAAGGAGGATATGATCTCGGATGGTATTGAAAATTGTGTTCAATACATTCATAACTTTGATCCAGAGAAATCCCAGAACCCTTTTGCATACTTCACACAAATCATTCACTACGCATTTCTCCGTAGAATTCAAAGAGAGAAACGACAGTTAGATATTAAAAATAAAATTATTGAACGGTCAGAGTACAGCGAAGTTTTTGACGACAACAACACCCTTGACGGATCGAACTACAGCGACTACAATAGCATCAAAGATGCTGTTCATTCAAAACTTCGTTATCAATGAGAATTGCGATCATTACCGATCAGCACTTTGGTGCCCGTAAGAACTCAAAATTATTCCACGACTATTTTCTAAAGTTCTACAATGATATCTTCTTTCCAACTCTAGAGAAAGAAGGTATCACTACTGTTGTAGATATGGGTGATACCTTTGATAGTCGCAAGGGAATTGATTTCTCAGCACTTTCTTGGGCAAAGAATAATTACTATGACAGACTTCAAAAGATGGGAGTTACTGTTCATACAATTGTAGGAAATCATACTGCATATTACAAGAACACTAATAATGTCAATGCAGTTGATTTGCTTCTCCGTGAGTATGGAAATGTAATTGTATATTCTGAAGCAACTGAAGTTAAACTTGATAAATTAGGAGTTGTTTTTGTTCCTTGGATTAACGAGGAAAATCAAAAACATACAATGAGTTTGATTAATAAAACCAAGTGTGACTGTGCTATGGGTCATCTTGAACTTAGCGGATTCAGAGCACATAAGAATGTTGTGATGGATCATGGTATGGATAAGGATATATTTTCTAAGTTTTCTACTGTATTCAGTGGTCACTACCATACCCGTTCTTCTGATGGAAAGATTTCATACTTAGGTAATCCTTATGAAATGTTCTGGAACGATGTAAATGATTCCAGAGGTTTTCATATTTTTGATACAGATACAAAAGAATTGACTCCAGTCAATAATCCATATCGAATGTTCTACAATTTGTATTATGACGATGAGTCTCATCAATTGGTAGACACAACTCCATACGAAAATAAAATCGTAAAGGTCATTGTTAGAAACAAACCAAGAGTCAAAGAGTTTGAGAAAGTCATTGATAAACTCTATGCTACTGGTGTTGCTGAACTCAAAATTATAGAAAACTATGATTTTGGTGGGTGGTATGGAGATGAAGAATTTTCTGCCATGGAATCCGAAGATACTCTTTCAATCTTAGATAGATATATTGAGGAGGCAGAAATAACTCTTGATAAATCAAAAATCCAAACAATTATGAGGGACGTTTATCAAGAGGCATGTGAGATTGTGTAATGTTTATTTTAACAGTTTTAGGAAAAGAAACTGACGGAGCATACTCCGTTGCTAATAAAGACGGAGAAGATATCCTTTATATCTTTGAAGAAGAAGACGATGCTTCTAGATATGCTATGATGCTAGAAGAGTCTGGTAGTCCAGAAATGCACGTTATTGAAGTTGATGATACTGCAATGATTGAGGCATGTGTAATGCACAAGTATAGTTACACGATTATTACACCAAATGACATTGTGATTCCCCCCGACACTGAGAATGATTCTATTTAAAACTATCAGATGGAAAAACTTTCTTTCTACTGGAAATCAATTTACTGAAGTTAGTCTTACTCAAAACAGTACAAATTTAATTATTGGAACTAATGGTGCAGGGAAATCTACTATTCTAGATGCTCTCACATTTTCTCTATTTGGTAAACCGTTTCGTAAGATTAATAAACCTCAACTTATCAACTCAACTAATGAGAAAGACTGTATTGTTGAAGTTGAGTTTTCTATTGGTAATGTTGAATGGAAAATTGTTCGGGGAATCAAACCAAATATCTTTAAGATTTGGAGAGATGGTAATCTATTAGATCAAAGTGCATCTGCTAATGACCAACAG